CATTAGAAGGTAAAAAGGTTGGTTTAATAAATAACAATACTAAAAAAATAGAAGCAATTATTACTATTGGTATGGTGTTAGATTTAAAAGATTTAGAGGAAGAGGATTTAGAATTAATATTTGAAGAAGCAAAAATTGATGAGGAATTTAGAAGAAACTATCCATGTAATTATTTATATACAATTAAAAAGGTTGAAAAGGTACATTAATGAAAACAATTATATTAATATTATGGTTTATGAACGGCGATACTATTCATATATCTGTTAATGGTAAATCTTGTGATAACATTTTTAAAAAAACTGTTATTTGGCAAGATAATAAAAATTATAAACAAGGTAGTTTTGAGCCGTGGGGTTATTATACATATAAGAATAAACCTATTTTTGCTCATACTTGTATGGAAAAAAATAAAAAAACTTATTTTATAGGAGAATAAATATGATTATAGGAGTTGCAGGATATAAAGGTGCTGGAAAAGATACAGTAGCAAATGTATTACAAACAAATTTTGGATTTAAAAAAATGTCATTTGCACAACCAATTAAGGATATAGTTCATAGTACATTTGGTATAGATCAAGCAATATTATCTGGTGATGGAGGTGAAAGAGAATTTAGAGAAGAGTCATTACCTGGTTGGTTTTATTTATCTCCAAGAGATATGTTACAAAAAATTGGTATGGCTTTTAGAACTGAATTACATAAAGATGTATGGATTAAAATATTAGAAAATAAAATTAAAGATATAGAAGAAAATATTGTTATACCTGATGTAAGGTTTAAAAATGAATTAGATATGATTAAAAATCACGGTTTTTGTGTTGGTGTTTATAGGCCAGGATATAATGGTGATAATCATGCTTCGGAACGTGGATTAGATGGTGTTGAATTACCAAAGGTTTTTAATAATAACGGTACACATGAAATGCTTCATGCACAGGTGTATAACTACTTTAAGGAAAAATTAAAATATGAAAATAATATATGATATTGAAACAAATGGTTTAGTAGATACAGTTTCTAACATTTGGATAGCAGTTACTAAAAATATAGAGACAAATGAAATGATTACATTTAGTGATTATGATCCAAACAGTAAACCATTAAATGAATTGATACCATATTTAAATAAAGCAGAAGTACTTATTGGTCATAATATTATTGGTTATGATAATGTTGTATTACATAAGTTATTAAATTGGAAACCTAGCAATATTAAATTTATAGATACAATGATATTGTCTCAAATGAATAATTATAAAAGAGAAGGAAAGCATTCATTAGGAAACTTTGGTAAAATATTAAATGATGCTAAAGGTGATTTTAAAGAATTTGATAAATATTCAGAAGCAATGAAAACATATGCTATTCAAGATGTTAATTTAAATCATAAAGTTTATAATTATGTTGTTAAAGAAGCACATGAACTTATAGCAAATAGACCCAGTTATAAAAAAGCATTACAAACTGAACATGCTATTGCTGAATTATGTTCTGAACAAGTTAAAAATAAATGGAACTTTGATTTGTTATTAGCTGAAAAGCATTATGATTATTTAACAGCTGAAATGAAAAAAATTGAAGATGCAGTTAATCCAACTTTAAAACCTAGAAAAGTATTTATAGATAAAGAACCTAAAACAGCTAAGTATATTAGAAATGGTAATTTTAGTTCAGTAACATGTAGAATGTTATCTCAATTTTTAGGACAAGAAATACAAGCTCATGAAATTAATAAATGGAATAGTAATGATACATTTCAAAGATATGAAATGATACCAGCCGATTTAGGTAATATGGAACAAGTTAGAGGTATGTTATTAGATAGTGGTTGGAAACCTACACAATTTACACCAAAGGGTGAGCCTAAAATAACACAAGATAGTATACATACAATTCAAGGTGACTTAGGTAAAAAAGTATTACATTATTATAGTTTAAGATCCAGACATTCAGTTTTAAAAGGTTGGATTGAATTAGCTAAAGAAAATAATGGACGTGTTTATGTTGAAGCCTTTAATGTAGGAACACCAACATTTAGACAAAGACATTCTAAAATAGTAAATGTACCTAATGTTAATTCGTTTTTTGGAAAAGAAATGAGAGAATTATTTAAAGCTGATATTGGTAAAATTATGATTGGTTGTGACAGTGCAGGTAATCAAATTAGAGCATTATGTCATTATTTAAATAATAAAGATATAACTGAGCATGTTTTAAATGGTGATATACATCAAAGAACAGCCGATATTGTAGGTGTTGATAGACAATTAGCAAAAAGTTTACTATATGCTACAATTTTTGGTGCAGGTTTTGCTAAATTAGGTAAAATGGTAAATGGAATTGAAGATTTAGAAAAGGGCAGAGAAATTAAAGCTAAATTATATGTTGCCTTTCCTGGATTAAAGGAATTAAATAATAGATTAAATAAATTTTTTTATACAACACAAAACAAAGATGGTATGGGTTTTATTCCAGGATTAGATGGAAGAAAAATATATGCTGAATCTTCATTTAAATTATTAAATTATTTATTACAAGCATATGAAGCTATTACAGTTAAATCAGCTGTTGTTAATGCTTTTAAAATGTTTAAAGAAGAAAAATTAAATGTTGATATGTTAGGTTTAATTCATGATGAAGTTCAAGTTCAAACTAAGCCTCAAAATATTAAAAGAGTAAAGGAAATATTATCTTATTCATTTGGTGATTTTATTACTAAGGAATTAGAATTAAATATACAAATGGCAGGAGATGCTAAAGAAGGAAATAATTGGTATGAAACACATTAATAAAATAATAGGTATTGTGGACGGTGATGTATTAATATACAGATCTTGTCATAAATCTATAAAAGAAGAATTAGATGTTAGGAAAACATTTGATAAAATATATGATGAAGTAAAAATGAATACTGCTTGTGATGAATATAGTTTACATATTTCAGGTGGTGGTAATTTTAGAAAAGATTTAAAACAAAACTTTTGTAAATATAAAGGAAAAAGAAGAGAAAAACCTGATAATTATTTAGAATGTAGGGAATATATTATTAAAAAATATAAACCTATTATGAAAAAAAATTATGAAGCGGATGATACAGCATCTGTTGAAGCATATAATTATATTAAAACCGGTCAATTATATATGCTTATAACATTGGATAAGGATTGGAAAACCATTGGCGGTTTATTTTATAATTTATTATATAATAATTTATCAGCTATATCTAAAGTTGAAGGAATTGAATTTTTTCATCAACAATTATTAACAGGTGATGCCGTTGATAATATACCAGGTATTGAAGGTGTTGGTCCAATAAAAGCTAACAAAATATTAAAAGGTAAAAATTTAAAAGATCAATTTGAAGCTATTATAAAAACTTATAAGACACATTATCCTAATGATTTTAGATCAAGATTAGATGTTATGGGTATAATGCTATATCTTATAAAAGATTTTAAAGCCAATTCCAAATGGTCAATAGATTATTGGAAAGATTACATAAATGGCATTTAATCAGAGAAAATATAATACATCTATTAGGGGTATTGCTGTTACTGCATGTAAGGCTTCTAAAAGACGGGCTAGACTTAAAAATTTAGCATTTAATTTATCGTCTGATTATTTAGAAAAAATATTTCCTAAAACTTGTATATGTCCAATTCTTGGATATAAAATGAAAGTGGCTAATATTAATTTAGGAAAATTAAGCCCAACATTGGATAGAGTAAATCCAAGACTAGGATATGTAAAAGGTAATGTAGAATTTGTTACCAATATAGCAAATTTAATGATGACTTCTGCTACTGGTAGAGATATAAAAAAATTTGTTAAATGGGCAACAAAAAGATATAAAATAAAAAGAGAGGAACTTTATGGGTAAAAACACGACGTTTATAAAACATACAAGCTGTGAGCCTTGTGGATCATCAGATGCAAATGCAGTTTATTCTGATGGATCTACATATTGTTTTAGTTGCAGAAAAAGTACTGCATCTGGAACAGAAGATACAAATATTGAATTTAATGTTGTACAATCACATTTAACTTTGGATGAAATAGCACAACTTCCAATAGATACATTTAGAAGTATATCCAAAAAGGTTTTATATAATGCTGGTGTTAAAATAGAATATGATGACAAAAGAAACATTGTTAGTCATTTTTATCCTATAACCGTAAATAAAAAAGTTAAGGCATATAAAAAAAGAATAGTTGCTACCAAAGAATTTAGAAGTATTGGTAAAGCAGAAGTTCCTGAATTATTTAATCAATGTAATAGTGGTAAAAGAAAAAACTTAGTTATTACAGAGGGTGAAATAGATTGTTTATCAATATTAGAAATGCTTACAAAAGCTAAGGCTCAATTTGATGTTGTATCAATTGTTAATGGAGCCCAAAGTGCTAGAAGAAATATTGCATCTAATTTAGAATTT